CACCGAGCCGTTCAATGTATTTCTCGATAAAGCCGTAATGCACCACGTTCCCCTCCGTGGTCATCAGCTTCCCCTGCCGCTCCCACACATCGTAAGGTACATGGTCGCGCCGCACACGCAGCTCCAGCGTTTCCTCCGGCACCCAGAAGTACGGCAGGATACAGTATTTATCCTCCTCATCCAGCGGCGGGAACACCAGCACGAACGCCGTGATGTCCGTGGTGGAGGACAAGTCCAGCCCGCCGTAGCAGACGCGCCCCTCCAGACCATCCTCCGAAACCGGGAAGGCGCAGGCGTCCCATTTATCCATGGGCATCCACCGCACCGCCTGTTTCACCCACTGGTTTAAGCGGAGCTGCCGGAAACTGTTCTCCTCCCCCGGATTCTGCTTTGCCGACTCGCAGGCGGCCTCCACCTTGTCAATCCCCACCGTGATGTTTAAAGAGGGATTGGCTTTCTTCCACACCTTGGGGTCCGTCCAGTCGTCCGCCTCATCCGCGCCGTAAATGACAGGGTAAAAGGTCGGGTCGATCTTCCGCCCCTCTAAAATATCCTTTGCCTTCTGGTGCGTCTCGTAGCAGATGGAATGGGTGTCCGTCCCCGCCGTGGTGATGAGGAAATACAGCGGCTGCATCCTTGCGTCCCCGGAGCCCTTGGTCATGACGTCAAATAATTTCCTGTTCGGCTGCGTGTGCAGCTCGTCAAACACCACGCCGTGGATGTTGAAGCCGTGCTTGGAATACGCCTCCGCCGAAAGCACCTGGTAGAAGGAGTTGGTGGGCGTGTAGATGATCCGTTTCTGCGATGCGAGTATCTTCACCCGCTTGGAAAGGGCAGGGCACATCCGCACCATATCCGCCGCCACATCAAAAACGATAGTGGCCTGCTGCCGGTCGGCGGCGCACCCGTACACTTCCGCGCGTTCCTCCCCGTCCCCGCAGGTCAAAAGCAGCGCCACGGCCGCCGCAAGCTCCGACTTTCCCTGTTTCTTCGGAATCTCAACGTATGCCGTGTTGAACTGGCGGTAGCCATTGGGCTTCAGCGTTCCGAAAATATCCCGGATGATCTGCTCCTGCCAGTCGATCAGTTCAAAGGGCTTCCCCGCCCATGTCCCCTTGGTGTGGCAGAGGCTCTCGATGAACATCACGGCAAAATCGGCGGAGTCCTTATCGTAATGGCTGTCCTTCGCCCTGAACTTCGTCGCCCTGTATTTTTTCAGCTTCCGCATTGCCATTCGGCATCACCTCCCCAAAGATGGCATCAAAAATGGCCTGCCTATGGTAAGCCCCAATCTATCGGAACAAGACACAGAGCCTTCCGGCTCCGTTCTTGTAATTCTCCGTTTTTCGTTTACTGCTGCATCGCCCAGGCGATTGCGTGGCCGTCATCCTCGAACTCGGCTCTGCTTGCCGCCCTCAGCCCGATGGCGCCTTCGCAGGTATGGTCGTCGCCCAGGAATTCGTAAACCGCCCCGAAATAGCAGGGCTTGTTTGGGCCGTTGAAAAAGTAGCCAGCGATGACCACCCTGTCGCCAAAGGTCAGCAGCTTGCCCCACCTGCATTCCAGGTCTTCCGGCGTGGTGGGGTTCGGCAGTCTGTAGGTTTTCATTGCATCGTTGATCTTCATGGTCTGTGTCCTCCTTTTTGTTTTCCCTTTCAGCAGTACACATATTCGCTCTTTCTGCCGGTAATAGCAAGTGAATAACGGGCATAAAGTACACAAATATCTGCGGGAGAAACTGTGTATATCTGCCACGGGCAAAAGAGCCTCCCGGCCCAGTTGCCTGCGGAAAACCCGCCTGGATGCTATTGGAACGGAAGCTCCACCGGCTCTTCCATCTCCCTTTTCCATTCCGCATATTCCTCGTCGGTGACTTCCGCCGCCCCGGTGCAGACCGGGCATTCCTGCCCAAGCTCCCTGTCCGACGGTGCCTCCGCCCCAGGCTCATACCGGTTCGGCTCTTCCCACTGCCTCCGGGCCTTTTCGTTGGCCTGACGGACCGCCGTCTCCTCATCGGGGGCCTGCTCCATGTCGTTCCACCATTCCGGCTCGCAGGGCCAGCCTTCCGCATTGAAATCCGTACCCGGAACCACCAGCCATACTTTATACCACTTCATCCCTGCCATAAAAAATCCTCCTTCGCCCCGCACTGCCCTGCGGATGTATTTTTTGCCTTCCCGTTTCTCCGGGGCTTCCGGCCCGCCGGTTTTCCCTCCCGTCAGGCCACCCCGCGCCTTACGCTTCTTCCGCCGCCATCCGGATCGCTGGGATGACCGCCCGCTCCTGGGTCTGGAAGTCTGTGTAGTTCGCTTTTACCTCCGTCAGCCCCGCCATCTGGAAGCCGTGCTTTGCAAATTCCGCAAGCGTCGAGATCAGGCTGGAAAAGGTGCTGCTGATGGTGAACTCGGTGATGCCGTTCTCCTTCAGCGTTTCCGCGATCTCCCCGACCTCGCTGTCCCAGATGACCTCGCCGAAGTCTATCCTGTCGTTGCCCGCCGTGATGCTGTTGCGGTATGCCCAGAACAGTGTCGGGTTGATCCCCCAGTCCTTAAGGCTTGCTGCCTGCTCCGCGATGGCCTTTTCAAAAAGTTCGATCTTCTTCATGGTGTGTACCTCCGTTTTGTCTTTTTGTTTTCCCTTTCGGTAGTACACATATTCGCTCTGATCGCGGATAATAGCAAGTTAATAACGGGCATAAACTACACAAATATGTGCGCCGGAAATTGTGTAGTTTATGGCGGGCTAATCCCCGCCAAGCTCCCTGCGGATCATGTGTTTGGAATGCTGCCGTTCCGACTTCTTGAACGGCCGCTTGTAGCGCCTCCGCCTCTGCCCGCGCCTTTTCCCGGACGCGGGCATGGCGATCCCGGTGTGCATCTCATCCCCGTACTGGTGATCCTCAATCCACCGGAGGTTCCTGCCGTATGCTTTCATCCTTCCTGCCCCCTCCCGTAACACCTGTGGATGGCTTCAAGGATCTGTTCCTGCTCCGCTGCGCCCACGCCGATGCCCTCCAGCGCCTCCCTGGTGCCGCAGTCCGGGCAGAGCTGCGTTTCATTGTCCTTCCGTGAGACTGCCGGCCTCCCGCGGTAAGCCTGCCCGCACCTGGGGCATACCCTCTTTTCCCTGTCCGTGTGTTTCATTCCGCATCCGCCTCCCTTCCAAGCGCCGCCTCCCTGCTGCGGAACATCCGCCCTGCGGACGCACGGCACCGGCTCCCATTCCTGTTCTCCAGGCAGAAGTACCTCCCGTCAAACCCCCGCACGGTGTATGCGCCGGTGCAGCCGTTCTTCCGGTTCGTCACCAGGAAGCAGGCGTCCCCTGCCTTCCACCCGCCCGGAAATTCCCGCGCCTCCCCCGCCGCGCTGTCGGCATACGCCCGTTCCAGGAACGCCCCGTCAAAACCGAAGCTCCGGTAGCCCTGCCTGCAGGTTTCCATGTAGGACCGGCTCGGCAGCCCCAGAGGGCGGTCCTCATGCATGATGTAGACGAACACCCTGCGCCTGCGGACCTTGCCAGTCTTAATCCCCTTGAGCGGCAGCTCCATCTCCTTTTTGTAGTAGAAGGCGGGGAAGCCCTCGTAGCGGTCCAGGACCGCCTCATCTTCCTCTGTCACCGCCCATGCCGCCACGGGGACGCTCGCGCCCTCCTGCGGCTCGATGGTGAGGTAGGAGCCGGTCTTACTGCCTTTGAACAGGAGCCGGTAGCCTTCAATCACCGAGGTGCCGATGATCCTCGCCCCAGGGCAGCGCATCCGCATCTGCGGGATATTCAGATTGGAGCCGTATGCGATGTAGTATCTTTTTTCCATAATGTCTTCCTTCCTTTCCGAAGGGCCTAACCTTCTACTGCCTTAAGGCCGCTTTTGCGGCTTGGGTAAGGCGGCAGGAGGCTGGGTCCTGCGGTTTATCTCCCGTTTCGGAAGGATGCGTCCCCGCTTAAGCGGCGGGTGAGGACCTCCCTCGCGGTCTTGAATTCGTCCCCGATGAAGCCGAGCCGGAGGAGCCAGGTCCTCATGGCGTATTTGGGGTTCTCATGCTGCTGCGGCTTCGGGCTTGCGCTCTTCACTTCCTTCGCCATCTGGCTGAGCAGGAGGCAGAACTGGATGTACCCCTTGAGCTGCCCGGCGTGGAGGCCGTTCCGTTTCCCGCCTGCCGGGGCGTCGAACTGGAAGAGCCGGAACTCGACCGTGGCCTTCGTGAAGGTCGCGTGGTAGTTGAGCATATGGTACCGGCTGTCGTTATAGTGGGCGCTGCGGTTGTAGCCCGCGCCGTGGCTTGCGTACCAGATGTCCGCGAGGGCTGCCATGGTCTGCGGCTTCTTTTTGTTGAGCTGCTCCAGGAAGCGCGGGTCCACCGTGCGGCAGTAGCGGCTCATCCTGCCCCGGTCAAGGTCGAGGGCTTCCGCGATCAGGCCCTCGTGACCCGCCATGATGTTGGCGAGGTTTCTCAGGCTCTGCGGCGTGTGGCCCTTCGCGCCGATGTGGATGTGTACCCCGCAGCCCCTCCCCGCGTCGCTCTTCGCGCCGGCGTGCCGGAGCTGCCGGACAAGCTCCTGCAGGGTTTCAATGTCCGCGTAGGTGAGGACCGGCGTCACCAGCTCGCATTTTTCGCTGTCCGGCCCCGTGATGCTGACGTCCCTCTGGAATTTCCATTCCCTGCCGTCGGCGTCCCAGGCGCTCCAGGTGCAGTAGCCGTTCCGACCTGCTGTGTCTTTGTACCGCCCTGTTCCGAAAAAGTCTGCCGCGGCCTTCGCCGCCCTGCTCCTCGTGATGCCGTTCATCTCTATCTCCACCCCGATGGTCTGTTTCTTTGCTTCCGCTATCTGCCTTGCCATTTTTTCGTTCATCCCTTTTACCTCCGTTTTGTGTGTTTTCCCTTTCGGTAGTACACATATTCGCTCTAAAAGGGGATAATAGCAAGTCAATCACGGGCATAAAGTACACAAGGTTTGATGCCGTATTTTGTGTAGTTTATGGCTCCCGTCCGCTATATCTTGCGGACTTCGTCCTCGCCGTAGATCACATGGAGGCGCGAGCCGTTGTTCCAGCGGACCATCAAAGAAGTCGTGTCGTCCACACCTTCCACCACGCCCTCCGTCCCGGCTGGCGGGGCCTGTTCATCTTCCATCCTGACCAAAGCCACCCGCGTCCCCGCAGGGTATTCCCTGCGGACGCGCTCCACAACCTCCCTACTCGGAAATTTCATCATCTGCCGCCCCCTTCCTTGCCCCGCTCTTGAAGCTGCCGTTGCCGGAAAGGTTCTTCAGCAGGACCTTCCGCTCGCCCTTGTACTCTTCCCCGATGAAGCCGAGCCGGAGCAGGAAGCACCGGAAGGCGTATTTCTCGTTATCCGCAGGACGCTCCTTCGCCGTGACGCGCTTCTGCTTCCGCGCCATGTCGCAGAGGGCGGTGATGAAGTGCGTGTATGCCTTCGCCGCATCCCCGTCCTGTCCGTCCGCGAACCAGGGGAAGGAGACCTTCTCCGCGTCCGCCTCCACCGGGAGGCTCTCCACCGCCAGCGCCTTTTTGATCAGGGCGGCCTTGGCGTCCACCAGCCTGTGCAGGTTCTCCAGGGCTGCGTCCGTGAAGGACTCCCTCGGCAGCGACACCGTAAGCCCGATGCCCTCCTGCGGTTCTGCCTGAGCAGTTTCCCCGCCTGCCGCCTCCGGCGTATCCATGGCCGGTTCCTCTGCGGATTCTTCCGGTTCCGGCGCATCTGCAGCCGCTTCCTCCGCCTCTGCGGTTTCCTGCGGCTCCGCCGCTTCTTCTGTGGAATCCTCCGGCTCCGCCTGCGCCTCTGCGGTCTCTTCCGGCTCTGCCGTGAAACCTGCCTGCGCCAGCCCTGCCAGGACTTTTTCCACCAGTTCCCCGCTGCTGCGTTCATCCCAGGCCAGCGCCCCTTCTTTGCTGACCGTGAAGTTGCTGATTGCGTATGCGCAGGTCGGCATCCTCATGTAGACCGCCTTCATCCCGACAATCCCGGAAATGACCTTTACCATCTCTTTCCTGCGTTCCCCTGTTGCGTTGAATCTTCTTTCCATGCTGTTTGCCCTCCTTTTTTTGTGGTACTACATTAATCACTCAAAGTGGTAAAAATAGCAAGGGAAACCGCAGGAAAAATGTCACAATAAAAAGTCCGGGAACTGGGCGTAGTACACAATGCCCGCAAGCACGAAATATGCGTTCGGCAGCGCGATGCCGTTTCCCCACATTTTGTATTCGGCACTATCCGAGTGGGGGTCTTTCAGCCATTTCACTATCTGCCTGTCGGTCTTCGGCTTTTTGGAAGTCCCCATGATCTTCCGGTGGGTCTCAAAGACCTCCCGCCAGAACGCCAGCTCATCCTCTGTGGGGTCCTCCGTGCCAAGGCCGTCACACCACCAGTCCGGGAAGCCCTGCAGCCTCGCGCATTCCGTGGGCGTCAGCCTCCTCACGATGTAGTCCGGCTCCGCCTTCACATCGTTGATGACGGGCGGGTCCTTATAATCAGTAGCCACCAGCGTGTTCGCCAGCTCCTTCTCCGCCCGCGTGAAATGGGAATTCTTGCTGGTGCAGTAGATCGGCTGCGCCACGGCGTGCCGGTCCGTTGCATCCAGCGTGAAAGAGACATCCTCATTGATGCCGCTGCCCTGCGGCCCATTCTTATCATCCCGCCCGATCATGGAACCCTGCAGGACGAAGGTCTGCATCTGCATATTCCGGGTCGCCATCAATGCCCCGGACTTCCCATGCAGGTCGATGACCTCGTCCCTCTGGCTGATGTGGAACGCCGACATCCCCTCCGGCTCCACCACGGCGATCCCGCCCTGATTGCAGGATGGATTCCCGCCGTTTGCGTCCAGCGTCCGGGAGGTTGCCGCCTCATAAAATCCGCTGTGCGGGTTATCCGACTTCATGGCGTTGCTGTCTTTGGAGCAGATGCCGTAAGCCTGCACAGGCACGAACACCGTCTGGTCGTTATTGCATGAGAGGGTCGCCGATCTATCCTCCTGGACTAAAATGCCTTTGCCCCCGCCGGATTTTCCAGCCCTCACCTTCATGGTCTTGGGTGTGTCCGGCTCCGCCACGAACGGCTGGTTGTTCCCGCCCATGCCGTAGGTGGCGCTGACCGTGGGTGCGGTCTCCAGCGGCCCCGTGTAGCGCGTGTCCTGCGAATGGTTCTCAAACATTACCGCCGCAGGCACCGTCCCGGCACGGAGCGTGGGCGAGGTTTCCTCTTCATAGCCGATGCCCCGCGCCTGTGCGGAATGCTCCGTGCAGAACCCCGCCGCATCCAGGACACACGGCGGATGGTGCGCCTCCGCCCGCAGGGTGCAGGCCATGTCCTCCATCACATCCATCCTCTGACCGCCCTGGTCGCAGAGGCAGGTCACTCCCCGGATGCCGCCTGCCGCTCCAGCGCCTTCCTCAGTATGGCGGGCAGCTCCTTGCCACGCGCGGAAGCCCTCCGCAGAATACCCAGACACGCCTTCGGACTCAAATAATATTTTTCCGGCACCCCACCCTGCAAAATCCCCGACAAGGTAGATGCGTTTCCTTCGCTGGGGGACTCCCCACAGCTGCGCGTCGATCTGCCTGAAGGCCACGGAATATCCGTCACCCACGATCTCCCCCGCGTTTGGCCATTTCCCCTTCGGAGGTCCAGGAACAGAAACGCCCTCATCCCTGACAGAGCAGATCTCTTCGAGGACGCAGCGGAAGTCCTCTCCTTTGTTGGATGAGAAGGCACCGGGGACGTTCTCCCACACGATGAACCTTGGATATTTTCCATCTGTCGCACACCTCATTTCCTTTATGATCCTTACCGCCTCGTAGAACAGGCTGGACTGTTTCCCTCCCAGCCCCGCCCGCTTTCCCGCCACCGACATGTCGGTGCAGGGCGAGCCGAAGGTGATGATGTCCACCGGCTCTATCCCATCCCCGTGTATGCCGTTGATATCGCCCAGGTGCTTCACAAACGGCAGCCGCTTCGTGGTCACCCGGATGGGGAACGGCTCTATTTCCGAAGCCCAGACCGGGCGTACCCCGGCAAGCAGGCCGGCGAGCAGAAAACCCCCGGAGCCGTCAAACAGGCTACCGAGGGTCAGTTTCGTTTCTGTATTCGCATTATCCATCCGCACCGCCCCCATCTTCCAGATCATCATAGGAGATGCCCGTCAGTTCCGTCAGCACGTCTTCGCAGGACGCCACTGCCGCATCCCATCCCCGGTCAAACTGCTCCGAGGCGTCACAGCCGCCAAGGGCGTGTATCCTGCGGAATATTTCAATCATCAGTGTTCTGTCCATCTGTTTCCACCTCCTTCACCAGCGCGGAGTACGGGATCTTCTCCCCGCCCCGCTCCACATACACATTTTCCGAGTCCTCGGTATCCTCCACATACCTCCGCAGGATGACGGACGCATACTTCTCATCCAGTTCCATCATGCAGCAGATGCGGTTTGTCTGCTCACACGCCATCATCGTGGAACCGCTGCCGCCGAAAGTGTCCAGCACGATGGCGTTCTCCTGGGAGGAATTGCGGATGGGGTAGCCGAGCAGGTCGAGCGGCTTGGAGGTCGGGTGGTTCTTGTTCCGCTTCGGTTTGTCGTAGTTCCAGATGGTGGTCTGCTTCCGGTCGGAATACCACGGGTGCTTCCCGTTCTTCAGAAAGCCGTACAGCACAGGCTCATGCTGCCACTGGTAATCCGAGCGCCCAAGCACGAGGGAATTCTTCACCCAGATGCACACCCCGGCAAGGTGGAACCCCGCGTCCACAAATGCTTTCCTGAAATTCAGCCCCTCCGTGTCCGCATGGAACACATAAGCCGCACCGCCTTTTTCCAGGTGTGCCGCCATCTGTGAAAATGAATTGTACAGAAAAGTGTAAAACTCCCCGTTCTCCATGCTGTCATTCTGGATGGAAAGCCCGCTGCCGCTCCTGAATGCGACGTTATACGGCGGGTCCGTCACGATGAGGTTTGCTTTCTTCCCGTCCATGAGCGCCGCCACGTCCTCAGCGCTGGTGGCATCGCCGCACACCAGTCTGTGCCTTCCCACCGTCCAGATGTCGCCCCGCTCCACGAACGCCGCTTTCTCTAGCGCGGCGGAAAGGTCGAAGCCATC